CTACAATAGCTGCAATTATAAGCCCGACTGGATTAGCTACAAAAGCAGCTTTTAATGCTAAACCAACCATTTTTATAATACCTATGAATTTACCGCCTATAAAAGTCCCTATTTTTACAAATGTTCCAAAAAGTTTACTAGCTAGTGGAAACATTTTCTTTAAAGCAAAGAATACGCCACCCTTGCTCTTGAAAGCACCAAACTTATATAACCAACCTACTCCTTTTGCAAATGGTCCTAATAATAGTTTGTTAGCAACACCCATACCTAAATTCATTGCCGCAAATCCAGCAACTAATTTAACTATGAAAGCCACTAGCTTAGGATTTTCTTTTATAAAATTAGCTATCTTTCCAGCGAATTCTTTTAAAGTATTCAGAGTTTCTTTAAGTTCTGGAGCTATGCTCTTTCCAATATCAGCAAGAGCATTAAAAGCATTGTTCCTAAAAATTTTTAATTGGTTAGTTAGAGTGTTTATTCTATCTTCATATTCTCCATTAACCCTTTCATTTTCTGATACAGCTTGTTTCGCTTTATCTAATTTTTCCTTAACCCCATCTAAGTTTTCAGATAATACTGATAATCCGTTGATTACAGATTTGTCACTTCCAAAGATATCACTGATTAACGCTGACTTGTCCGCAACATTAGAATTCTTAATCTTTTCTAGTACTTTTAAGATAGTACCTTCAGCATTTTCAGCCATTTCTTTGTTTATTGTTTTAGGGTCAAATCCTAAGTATTCTAAAGCAGCAGCTTTATTCTTAGTGTTAGCTCCTTGAGAAAGTTCAGAATACAATTTACCTAACACAGTGCTTGTTTGCTCTGCACTTACGTTAGCTGATATAAGAGATGTAGCAAACGCCATATTAGATTCTTTAGATAAGTTTATAGACTTAGCAAATCCTCCAGTTCTTGCTGATACATCTGCTAGTTGTGCAGCTGTAACAGAGTAGTTATTAGACAGCATATTAAGAGTATCCATGTATGAGAAAAGCTCATCTTTAGATAAATTTAATTGCTCTTTTGTTTTGGCCAAAAATGTTCCAGCCTCATCTGTAGAAATATCAAAAGCCACTTTCATTTTTCCAGCCATGTCTGAGTAAGCTACTATGTCTTCTCCTGCTATCCCTGACTGTGCTAAACTTCCTGCTATTTCATTAATTTCTATTTGAGACAAAGGACCATTCTTAGATAATTCAGCTAAATCACCATAGTATTTTTCAGCTTCTTTACCTAGAATTTTTCTTAAATCTGCTTGAGACTCTTCTACATCCATATAGAATTTAATTGGAACAGCTAATGCGGCTCCTGTTGCAGCACCTCTCCTAAGTTGCTCACTTCCTTTTTTAGAAAACGCATCTCCCATATCTGAAATAGCTTGTGCTTTACTTAGAGATTTTTTCAATTTCTCTTGCTTCTTTAGTTCTTCATTAACTTCTTTTAACTTTTTCTTATAACCTTCTAGCTTAATTCCTTCGTTTTCTAAAGCACTTCTTGCTGCTTCAAAGACATGTTTTTGTCTTTCTTTTTGCTTATTCAATTTATCTACTTGCTTTTCTGCATTTTTAACTTGCTCTTTAAATTCTGCAGTAACATTATTAGATTTAGCGTACGCTTTTCTAAGCTGTTCTAAATTCTTAGCTGCTTTATTGTATTCAGAGTTAGCATTCTTATATGCTTCTGCAACTTTGTCTAAATTCTCTAGTTTTTTTTGAGTTTTTACTAAGTCTTCTGTAGAATCTTTTACTTCATTCAAAGACTTAGCTGCCTTAGATAAAATAGACATAGTTTCACTTGCTCCAGCAACGCCCATCTGCCAAATTAAACTCATGTCTTTAGCCATCTACCCCACCTCCTTCTAATTATTGCTGTTGTTTTGTCTTTCTTCCTCTTCTTCTACAAATTTATTTGCTCTAGCTATCCAGTAATCAAGTTCATATAAGCTACAATCCAACATAGAATCGTAGCTTACATTAACTTTAAAGTAATTAAGAACTCTTAAAAGCTCTGTTATCATATCCAGATAGATTAAGCACCAGTTTCCTCTGTTACTTCCTCTGTAGTATCCTTCTGAGCCTCTTTGTCTTCCCAACCTTGACTCAAAAAACGTTTTACCCCATTCACCACTTTCAAGTAGTCTATAGATATAAGATTAAGTAAGTCTCCATACTTAACTCCAACTGATTTAGCAGCTACAGTTATAGCCCAAGAGTCTTCTAGTTCTTTTACAGCTCCAGCTTCTTTATTTCTTGCTTTGAATTCTTTTTCACACAGCATAAAATCTTTTCCTGTCATTTCTTCAATATTTATGTCTAGTTCATTGAATTCTTTTCCACCAAAATTATATGTTTGTGATAATTTTACTTTCATTTAATCCTCCTTAATTTAACCCTAAGTATTTTCTAACTGCTTGGTTAGCAAGTCCATGAATTACATTTACATTGTTAAGTACATCTATCTCTATAACTGTTTTTCCACCAATTTCAAGTTTGAAATATGTCACAGATAAGTCTATAGATGTTTCTAATTTTCCACTAGGCTTCATTTTTAGCCCGTCCATTTTCTTAATTAAGCCTTTGAAAGTTGCATCTATTCCATAAACATCAGCACTGTGTGTTTCTCTGTTCATAGCTTGAGCTGCACCTTTACATTCAATCAGAATAGATTTTTCATTGTTGATTTCTAGTACTGACTCATCAACACAATCCATTTTGATTTTAGCTTCTAATTTCTTAAAGTGACCCATTAAAGGCACTTCTAATTCAGCAGTCAATCCCATTTGCTCAGAAGTAACTGTATCATACTCAATGTTAGGCAATTCAACTTCTGATATTCCAGCAAGATTATTTGAACCATTGAAATATGTTTCAGCATCTATAAGAGCATTAGGTATTTGTTTTCTTCCCATCTATTTCCCTCCTCATTAAGCTGTTAAGCTTTCAGCAAATTTTTGTAATGCATCAACATCATAAACTTTCTTGAAAGTTATAGATTTTGCTCCTGGTATTATTCCAAGTTCTATAGTCCAAGTAATATCTCCATTTATGATATCTATTAAGCTATTATCTTCAGCATAGAAATTAACTTTAGCTGATAGCAGTTGGTCAGCAGCAACAAGTGCATTTAATCTAATATTCATAGATTTCTTCATTGTTTCAGCCATTTTTAAACTGAACTTTTTATCCACATTATTAAAATATGATATAACAAGCTCATTTCCAATGTATTTAAACATTCTACGACCATAAATGTACTTATCTTTTGGGTCTGTTGCTAAAGGATTCTTAGCTGTTTCAGACCCCCAACATCTCCAACCTTTAAAGTTTATAGCAGTAACAACACCGTTTTTATTTAAGAAATTAGCTTGCTGTTCCTTATCTAATCTAACTTCTTCATATTTTCCACTTGCATTTTTCCATACAAATGCATCCATTTTGTAAGAATAGTTAGAAGGTCCTTGACTTGGAACTCCATTGTTTTCTCCATCAACTTTCATAGATAAAGCTGCATAGTGTATAGATTGATAGTAAACTTCTCCAGCAAGTTTTATTTTTCCATATAACAATACTTGGTCATTGCTTAAAACATTGTTAGTTTCTTTCCATTCAACAAGCTCGTTATATTTTTTATCCACTGGAACATTTATCAATGCTATAGCTTCAAACATTCCACCATTTAATGTTTTAGCTTTAGTTTCCATAATAGCTGCAACATCACTTTCATGTGAAAAATCAGGAACATCTATAAAAGCAGGTAATTCACTATATTTCAAGAAAATTTCATTTGCTAATTCTAGCCCTGTTCTTTTCATTGTTGTACTATCAAATCCACCGATAGCTTCTGTTTTTGTAACTTTAGATAAGTCTACTTCTTCGTATTCTATATCTACATTATTCCCAGCTACAGTTGCATAAATTTCTAATCCCTCAGCAGTGTAAACCGTTCTTGCATCGGATATAACTTGCTTTCCTGTTGCATTTTTAACTACTACAGATTCTGGAATTACCTTGTGGCTTGGTATTAGCACCTTTCCTTTTTCAAGTGCTTTATTAGCAAGTGTTTTCTTTTCTGATTTATGTGTAGTTAAATCTAAGATATTAACTATATAAAGTGGAGCAACCGCATACAACTCAAAGAAAACTTTGATAGCTTGTGATATAGAGAAATCTAAATCATAAGTATCTCCAAAGTACTGGATAGCTTCTTGATATGTACCTATTCTCACTACTTCATTGACTTTTCTGTTCTCAGCTTTAACTTTGTGAATCGGTGCTGTTCCAACTATAAAATGCCCATAATCTAAAACCACCGGTAACTGAAAGGCTGTAGCCCCTTCTTGTTGGTATGTACCATGTTTATAACCCATTTCTACCTCCTACTAATTCATCTACTATTGAATTAAAATATTGATAGTCCTTATTGATTTTTGGATAATCTTCCACAGGAATTAATAATCTTCCAAGTAGTGGATATTTTTCAATAAGTTTCTCAATTTCTTCTCCAAAATACACAGTCCCTCTAACAAAGAGAAACTCAGGTAAATCTAGCTTTTTACCTACATAAATATATGTTTTCATTGTTATCCCCTTCCAAGTAGTTTAGCTATTTTTCTCTCAACTACTTCTGATGTGTCAGGTACTCCAAATACTCTAAATCTACAGACAGAGTAAAAATAAGGCTCTGATTCTGCAGTAAAGTATTCTATTGAAAATGGATATGATTGATCCACAGCAAATTTTCCATCTACTGTACTTTCATTCAGAAACTCCTTTTTCAAGTAATCTCCGATAGATAAGTTATTCAGATAATCTTTTTCACTCTCCATTTTAGTGCCTATCCACACTTCTAAATCTACAGGTACATCATAGTTATCTATCCCATTTCTAGTCTGTTCAAACTTAGTAACCCTTAAAATAGCAAAAGGAAAGAGGTCTTTCTCGCTCTTTCCTTCTTCTCTATCTTCATGATTAATTTCTGGTAACAATCCATGATATACTGTAACTTTCTTATCTTTCAATTTCTCTGTCAAGAAATCAAACACAAGTTTTTCTACTTCAATTATCATATCCCTATCACCCTGTTTATTTCATGCTCTAATCTCATTCTGAATTTTTCATCGGCATAGCCTTGTAGATATTCTAAAACAGATAAATTACCAAGCATTTGAGGTGCTGAAACTGACATTAGTCTTTTAATAGTCTCTCTTTTTCTACCATTTTTTGTAATGAATTTACCAGTTCTTTCAAAAGCTCCTAGATGTCCACTCTTGTATGCTATAAAAGCGTTTGGTAAAGATTTATACCCACCTTTTTTAACAGCTGCTTGAACTATTTTTCCTTTTGTCCTAGTCTTAGGATTTAGCTTGAAATGGTCTAACCCTATAACTCTACCACTACTTATGATAGAACCAGTTAAATTACTTTTGTTAGTTTTAAATATATTAACACTACTAAGCAACTTACTTTTCTGAGCAAAATAAGACTCCGTTGTCTTTCTGATTTGCTCTGTTTTTACCATCTCAAGTGAACGATTAATAGCCCTTGAAATACACCCTGGTAACTCACTCTCATACTTTCCAAGAGTATTGATAACTTCATTTATTCCTGTAGCTTCAACTTTAACTCCTATCATTTTTCATCATACCTCGTTAAGTCTATTTCCAATAAACCCATGTCTTCCTTAGTTTCTTCTACTAAATATCTAACACCATCTACTAAGATTTTTTCTCCAGAATGAGGTGGGTATTTAAAGAAGGACTTTTCTATAAAGAGTGTCATACCTTCGATGAATAGCCCGTCATTCTCTAAAGATTTAGTTCTATTTCTTTGCTTATTCTGAAATCTTTCTTCGTCGATAACACAGACAGTTTCTTTTTTTCCTATAGTATGTGTGTCTCCAAACTCTTCTAAGTTCAAAAAAACACTAGCAAGGTCATTAGTAACTTCTTCTTTAAAGCTCATAGTTATGCCTTTTTAGATTTTTTTGAATTTTTATTAGTTTCTTCAACTTCTGTGTTTTCTTCAGTAGTTTCTTCAGTAGTTTCTTCAGTAGCTTCTTCAAGATTTTCAGTTTCTATTATCTCTTCATTTTCTACTACTTCTTCAGCTTCTACAAGTTCAAGGGATTTAACTCTTTCTATGATATCTGATTCTAAGATATCCACTACTTCACCAGGATTATAAACTATTCCGCAGTAAATCAGTGATTGTTTAACTTTTAATTTCATACAGCCCCTCCTTACTTAACTTTTAAAACTTTTATAGCATCAATGTCAAATGGAACAGGTAAAGGTCTTGACTCTGTTCTTATCTCAAGAGTGTTAGCTTTAGTATCCACGTCTTCAAAAGGCACTCTTTCTGCAACGATTATCCCCTTTTCTATATCTGCAGCAGGACCATAGTGCAGAACATTGTTAGATGGTGCAAACAATACTCTTCCTTCTGGAATCATTTTCACTGTATCATATGTTTTTCCATCAGCTTTTAACACTGAATGTTGAGTTTGATATGAGTAAATTGGGATATTATATGGTGCTAATGCCCCTAGGTATATTACTCCACTTGCCAATTCTTTTGGAGCTATTTGCCCAAAGTTAGCATTCTTAACATCTAGTAATTTGATTATTTTCTCATTTTGAGTAAACAGTCTTGCTGCAACTGGATCCATTACTATATGCTCAATTCTTTGCCCTGTAGTTTCACCTATTAAAGTGATTACAGATTCTATGTCTCCTGAAATATCTGCATTTGGCTGATTCCATAATATTGTAGGAGTAATTTCTTGAACAGTTCCATACTCTATTTTGTCTTCAATTCCTTCTCCTTTTACTACTATTGAACCTTTGAACAGCAAGTCAATACACATTAACTCTTCTCTTCTTGAGATTTGTTCTTCAAATTCGGCAAATGACTCACCTATTTTCTTAGCCTTTTTTTCCTCTGGTGACATTCCTCCGTAGATAGTTTCTCCAGCTGATTTAGTTAAGAAAAGTTCTTGTGCTGAGAAAGTTCTTTTTGGTGCTACTTTTGGAGCACTGTAGTATTTAGACGAATAACTTCTTTTCACTACTTCAGTTCCTGGTATTAACTCAGAAACGAAAGGAGCTACTAATTGTTTACCTTTTCTGTACTCGATTTCCCATTTTGATGTTTCATGAGGATCATGTTTTGCAAAAAACATATCTCTGATAAATGTCTTTGGTTTTATAACTGACTGGTCATATAGTCCTAAAAATTCTAATAATACTGCCATTAATATCTACCTCCTAATTCTTTTACTATTATTCCTTTATCTCTAGCTTTTTTGATAAAATCAGCTTTTACTGTAGCTGCTTTTAATTCAAGCCCTTCGAAAATAACTTCCCCAAACACTACAACTGTAGTTTTAGTCTTAGCTGTAGTTCCATCAGCTGTTTCTAAAACTATTCCAAATAAATCTGTTCCATCAGATAATTCTGCACTTGCATTTACTGCTTGCCCTCTCTTAACTGATTTCCCTTGTGGTACTTCTAATTCCATAACTTTGTGACCTGTACCACTTAATAACTGGTCAACTCCGTACTCATTACCTTTTTCTATAAAGCTCATTTTGTACCTCCTGTTTTTTTATTCATATACTTTAAAATATTACTTACTGATATTCCTACAACACTTCCTGAACCTTCTTCAGCTCTCGGTGCTACAGGAACAGGTGTTGCTTGACTCTCTTCTTGTATGTTTTTAAGAGTCTCTTTGTTTTTTTCTTTTTTGATATTTAATATTTTTAATGCTAAGTTTGCAGCATCAACGGGTTCTCTGAATTTAGCTGTATTTACAACATCATCAAATCCTGCTATTTCAAGGTTTTCAATTGCTTCTATTCTGTTTCTTTCTTCTTGAACTGCTGAATTAATTATGTTTTCATACAATTCAGGGTAATCTGCTTTGAACTTCTCTACAGTCATTTCCTCCGTATTCGTAGCTGTATTTTGAGTTGGCTCTAGAGTAGGTTCTAGAGTAGGTTCTGTTACAGGTTCAGTAGGTTTAGAACCTGGGAAATTTTTAAATTTTGAAATGTCAAATGCTAAACTATTTACAATTAGTAAATTATTGACATTTTGTAGATTTTCTACTTCATCTACTATCTCATCGATAAATCCATACTCTTTAGCTTCTTCAGCATTAAACCATTTCTCTTCGTCCATAAGTGCAGATAATTCTTCTTTAGTCTTATCTTTAGCTTTAGCCAAGTAAGTTTCTAAAATACTATCTTTAACCTTATCTAAAAGAACTCCAGTCTTTTCTAACTCTTGCTTGTTTCCATATGCCCAAGTTAATGGGTTATGTATCATAAACATAGCATTTTTTGGCATTTTCACAACATCACAAGCACTAGTTATAATCGTTGCTGCACTCGCCGCAAGACCATCTATGAAAGCTGTAACTTTAGCCTTGTGATTTTTTAAAGTGTTTGCTATCGCCACAGCAGCGAATACACTTCCACCAGGTGAGTTGATGTGTACATTTATATTTTCTACATCACCTAAATTCCCGATTTCTTCTTTAATTGTTTTGTCACAAACATCATCCCAGAACTCGTCAGAACCAATAGTTCCATACATTACGATATCAGCACTCTTTGCTTCTTCATTCTTCGTTATGTTCCAAAACTTCTTTGTCATTTTCGGCATTGTTAATCATCACTCCTTTTTCTTCTAATAATTTGTTTTCCTTTGCTAAGATTCTCACATTTTGCTCAAAATCACCCCCGTTAAGTTCGACAGTTTCTTTTGTTCTAGTAGAGAATCCTTGTTGAACTCTTAAAGTACTTGCTTTGACTTCTTTAAGTGGGTCAAGTTGTCCTTGACTTGGTCCATTCCATTGAGCACCACACCATGCTTTTGTTAGTAATGGATCTTCTCCATAGTTCTTCATGTCTACTCTACCTAGCAAATATGCTTCTCTTAACCATTCTTCATATACTACTTGTGTAAAATTGCTAGAGAACCAATCTCTTCTCTTTCTAAACATTTTCCAAGCTTCCAATAAAGCAGCTCTACTTGCTGAATAACTAGCAGTAAAATGCTTAATTAGTAACTCATAAGGAACTTCTAAAGCAGCTCCTATTTGTCTTAAAATTGAAGTAACAAAAGGGTCGAACTGTGCGTTTGGTCTGCCTGGGTTAGTGGCAACAACCTTTTCTCCAGGATTAAGTCCTTGAACTAGCCCAGGTGTTAGCTCTATTGTTTCTTCGTTAGAACTATCAATCTGTTCTGTTTCGTCTAAGACTTCGTGGTCTGCAATATTAGCCCCTTGTGCATTATCCTTATCGCTTTCAATAAATATCGCATACATTCCACTTACAACTGCTGCCATAAGTTCTGCGTCCGTATATCTATCCAGTTGCTTCAGTGCTTCGATTACTGGAGATAGAATAGGTATACCTCTGACTTGCTCAGGTCTTTCGGCTAGCATTATGTGTAAAATGTTTAACTGCTCTTGCTTTCCGTAAACAGAAATAAAGTCAGTTTCTACATTTCCTGACACATCGAGAGGGTGTTTTCTTGCAACATAATATCCAGAGATTCTATTATTACTGTCGATTTTCACTCCATCAACAATGCTCTCATCGTTTTGCAACATAGAAGGTGTCATAACTCTATCAGGCTCAATTATTTGTAGCTTTAAGCTATATGGATTCTTTGGTGTTTCAAAATAGTTAAATTTTACAAAACACTCGCCATTCAAGAGAATTGTTAAGAAGACTAGGTCTTGAACCTGATCAAAATTCAAAACTCCCATCTGTTCAATCTTGTTATCAGCCCATAATTTGAATTCTTTTTCAATAGTAGTTTCAATTGCTTCGGCTTCTTCTTCACTAATCCCTAAAGTTTCATAGTCAATTGCTGATTTTAACTTTAATCCGCTACCGATAACGTTAGAATTAATAGTCTTCATGACTCCTTGAGCAACAGGAGCTCCCATATACAAGTCCCTTGACCTTTCAACTAGCTTTTTTCTGTTCTTGTAGATGTCTTTTTTTACACCTCCACCAGTAGAAATCCAGCCTTTCATAGAACTTTTTGTGGTAGATGCTCCGTGATTAGAATATCCAGTGTTCAGAATTTCTATTTTTTTCCTAGCTACTTCTCTTTCAAGAGCCTTTTTTGGATTAAAAAAAGCAATAGTTTTGTCTAATAAATTCATTTTTCACCTCCTTTTGCAATAAAAAAAGAAGATTAAAACCTATAAATCTCTAGGTATTACTCTTCTTCCTAATTTTTTTCTTCCATTATTATTTAATTTGTCAAGTTCGCTCTCCCAAAAAGCTCTACCTTTTCTAATTTCGGATAAATCTTCTCTCACAAGTTCTCTTGTACCAATTTTATAACTTTTTCCAGTTAACACAGCTATTTCTGCCTTTCTATAGGTTTCAATCATCTGTGAACACTCTTCTCTAGTGTAATTCAATTTATAAGCTCACTCCTTTCGATAAAACTCTTCTTTTAGATACTTTTGTAGTCTTTTTTGTGGCTTCAACTGTATATTTTTTACTTAAGTTTGGATTTGCTATTTTTAAAGCTGCATAAGCATAGTTCCTTAAATCCAAAGGTTCATTTCTCTTAGTTCCTATCACTTTCCAAATAGTTTTTTTAACACCTTTTTCCCAGACAGTAGTCTTAACTTCAGATGTTAAACCTTTGAAATATGCTTCATCATAGCCCCTGTCTACATTATTTGGAAAGTGCATATACATAGATCCTGGTTCTTCAATTTTTAGTCTAGCAAGTATCGTTTCTTTCCCAGTATTAACTCCTAAAGTAAAGAGTGATATTTGCATTCTGTTAGTCCTAGATGGCTTAGATACAAAAGCTACTCCATCTCCTCCTTTACCCTTAATACCGAATACTCTTCTAAACTCTCTAGGTTTGATATATTGATATGCTTCTTGTGTATAATGCCCTCCAGTATCTATACAAGTACATAGGATTCTTATTTTTTCACCATCTGCATACTCAAACTCTGTTTCCAGGAATCTATCCAGTTGCTCCCATACATCATTTTGACCAGGAGAACCAATAAATTGCTTGTAGTAAATACCCCAAGACTCTTCTCCTAATCCCCAACCTACGACTTCAATTTCTAATCTATCGTCTTGAACATCGACTCCAGCAGTTAAAACTTGAACCTGGTCAGGAATTTCTGCAGTATACTCTTCTTTTCTCTTAGAAACATCTAAGAAATCTATCTTTTCTACTTTTTCTTCCCATGTTTGGCCAAGACAGGTATTTGTAAATACCTTCATCATTTGCATATTACCTTTTGCTGCTTTAAATTTTTTTATAATTTCTGGCCATGTTGAAAATGGACTATATAACTCTGAAATATGAAAGCCTCTAACACTCCAATCATCTACTTCTTCCTGTGGTTGCCATATCCCGTGAATCATATTTCTTTTCCATTCATGTTCGCTTGAAATTTCCAAGCAATCAGAGCATTTATGACCAACAGGTTCAAAGATTATGTTTCTCCATTCCAATTTTTGGAATGAGCCACATTTTGGACATGGTATATAAAACTCTTCTTTTGTCGAATTTTCATACTCTTTCTCAACTCTTGACTCTCCTTTGATGGTTGGTGTGCTAGTTATAACGATTTTCTTATTCCAGAAAGTTTTAGTTCTTTCAATTGCTAAGTTTAATGGATCTCCTTCACCGCCAACATCGCTTTTAAATCTATCTACCTCGTCAGCAAGTAAAATTCTCAATGGCCTACTCGACAACTCTGCTGCAGAATTACTCCCAACCAATGTGATATACCCACCAACAAATTCCTTTTGTAACTTGGTATCTCTTCCATCAACTTTGTTCAGTATTTTATTTTTTAGCTGCGGTGTACTCTGTATCATGTCATCTAGTCTTGTACTAGAAAAGTCTTCTGCTAAATCTTTAGTTGGCAAAAGATACATGATAGGAGCTGGATCATAGTCAGCATAATACCCAAAAACATTCAATAAAATTTCTGTCTTAGATAGTTGAGCTCCATACATCATCACTATTTTAGTTGTTTTTTTATCTGAAATTGCTTTCATTACTTCCCGTTGAAATGGAACCCTGTCAGTTTTCCATCTCCCTGGTTCAGCTGACGTCTTAGAACTTAAAATTCTATATGAATCAGCCCAAGTATCTATAGTCAACTTTGGTGGAGGCTTCAAGGTTTGGAATATGTCAACAAATAGATTAATTGTTTTTCTTAGACTTGGATTTTCTATTGGATCCTTTTCCTTTGCTTTTTTCATCTTCCACCTCTTCTTCTTCTTCCAAGATTATATTTTTATTTTTAAACAATTCTGGACTATAATCACTTAATTCTAACAAAACATCTTCTATAGAACTCAAAACTATATCCTGAATATCTCCAAGATTATCGCAACCCACAACCAAAGGAGCGATTTTATTAGGTACGGCTAATAATTTACCTTTTAAATTTGTGAGCATAACTGTCATAACTTTCTTAACTATCTCTGCTGAGTGCAGCTCATTTTTTAATTCTGATATTTTTATACTTTTTAGCTCTATATCTTTTTCAATTTTTTCAGTTTCTTTTTTGAGTTTAGTATCTTTCAGATCTACATCAGCAGAGTTTTGTTCTTTAATGAACTCAATAAAACCTTTTACACTCTCTACGAGTAAATATTTACCTCTGTTTCCACTTTTTTTCACAATGCCATCTTGAGCCAGCATTCTGATATATCTATCAGTCACCCCAAACATCTCCGCAAGTTCAGGGCTACTAACTATTTTTTCTTCTATGTTCATTTTTCACTCCTTAGGAACGGAAATCGTTAAAATTTTAACCAATATTCAGGTGGAGCTCGGGATTCGCGAGACCCGCTTGACTTTTTTATTTTCTGAAAGAACCTATTTCACTAATTGCTGCTTGTTATAATCTTTCTATATGTTCCACTTTAGAACTTTTTAAACTTTCATATTTTTATTTGGCGGAGAGTACAGGACTCGAACCTGTAAGTCCTTTAGGACAACAGCTTAGCAGACTGCTCATTTACCATTAATGTAACTCTCCAGTCGAAGGTAGCAATAACTACCTTTGTGCACTTTGACTCGCATTTTTGTTTATAGCCGATATAATGCTGAAAGTGGGCTAATCAATAAAAAAACTCCCACAGGCAACGTATCGCACACATCTAAGTGTAGTGGGAGTATTGATGTTTGGTATACTGTGCATATTGGATTCTCACCAATGAAAGACTATCGCGTCTAGCCAGGGTATTAGCCCGATGCACCATAATTGGCAGATGCTTTTTTTAAGTAGAGCATCAATAACTACTACCAATACATTAAAAATTAAGGAAGATTCTATGAACCCGTTAATCTCAATTTCTACATGCTAACATACTAACACATTTTTTTTTACCTGACAATAACCCTATTTTTACCCTGTTTTTACCCTGTTTTTACCTTTGACTAAAATTCAATTAATCTTTGAGTTTTAAAATGTATTTCCAAAGCCCCTAGAATTCTATTTCTCATACTATAAGTACTCTTTAGTGAAATATTAAGTGCATCGGCTATTTCTTCATAAGTCTTTTTATCAAAATATTTCATCTGAATGAATGCATAATCTTTGTTATCTTTAACCATGTTCAAGCACTCATCTATCCTGAATATCATTTCTGAATATCGACTTATGTTGTTGTATATTCTTTGCTTCAACTCTTCTAATTGCTCGTACTCGCTTTTTATCTCATACCCATTTCCACCTTGCCCTCCAACCCCACAGCATTTTTTAAGTTGTGGATTGGCTAGACGTTCACCCTCATCTTTTATTCTTTTCTTGTACTTCGTGTAGTTGATTAAGATATCTTCGATTTTTCTAAAAATAATCTTTTGCTCCTGTGTTGCCATTATCTCACCTCTGTTATTATATTATCTATAATTTCTAAGTTTATACCTTCTGAAAAATATAGCTTTTGCATATACTTAGAA